TTAATTAGACCATCCGGTTCTAGGTCTATGCCAGAGGCCGTGGAGGTGTTTCCGTTAATGCCTAAATAAGTAAAGCCACTAGAACTGTTTCTGTAACCGTTTGAATAAAGCGAAACAGCATAATTACCGTTTGACCCTAAATATCCAAGACCCGTGAAAAGCCCAACATTATTGCCACTCCCCCAATATGTAGAGGGTGGAACAACGCCGAGACCAGTATTGCCAGAACTGTCAATGGTCATGCGGTCACCGCCACCAGTCTTAAAATTAATCTGGTCATCGGTATCGGCAGTGATGCTGGTATCGCCATCAGCGTCTAGGATTAACTCGTTGCCGTTTACATCTAGTGTGCCGTTGACTGCGACATTACCACTAAACGTGCCGCCCGTGCTGGCAGCAACAGTGTCAGACACAGTAAAGGATTTGAACGCAATGACATTCAACTCGTCACCCGCAGTAGCACCTACAGTCAACACAATGCTAGTGCCGGAGGTAGCCGTATAGTCAGTGCCGTTCTCCAGCACGATACCATTCAAGGTAACAATCAGGTTAGCCGCCGTGTAAGACAGTGTGGCTGAGTTATCGTCTGTGCCAGAGAAAGTAGTCTGCCCGGCTGTTGCCGTGTAGTTGTATTCCAAGATAGATGCTGTGCCAGCAGATGAGGCAGCAATCCAGTTAGCACCATCATATACGCGCATCTCATTTGCAGAAGTATTGAAGTATAATGCGCCTTCCACCAAAGCGTCACCGTCATTATCGACTGTTGGATCGGCTGTAAAGCTTCCTAAATAAGTATCATCGAAATTATCGAAGGCAGCAGCCGCAGCAGCAGCACTGTTAGCAGCCGCCGTAGCAGAGCCAGAGGCAGCAGTAGCCGAAGTAGCAGCGTTTGTTGCACTGGTAGCTGCCGCAGTTGCAGATGAGGAAGCATTACTTTCAGACGCAGCCGCCGCAGTTACGCTGTTAGATGCGTTGCTTGCACTGGTAGCAGCGTTGTTAGCCAGTGTGCTTGCAGACGATGCGCTGGAAGCTGCATTGGTCTCGCTGGTTGCCGCAGCAGTAGCACTATTAGCCGATGCAGTAGCACTCGTAGCAGACGCAGAGGCACTCGTGGAGGCCGCACTGGCTGAGTTTGAGGCATTGGTAGCCGAGGTTGCAGCGTTAGTCTCAGAGGTAGCTGCATTGGTTTCTGAGGTGGCAGCAGCAGTGGCAGACGCAGCAGCTTCGCTGGCTTTAGTTGTGGCAGTCGTGGCGTTGGTGGCTGCGTTTTGAATGGCAGTCAGGTTGTCTGTAACGTTCTGCATATTGGTCGTTTGACCAGCAACAGTCGTTACGTTTGCATTGTTGGTTGCCACAGTTGTTACATCGCTAGAAATACCAGCAACAGTGGTTACATTGGCGGAGATGCCAGCAACAGTAGAAATATCAGCCTTAATCTGAGCCACAGTGTTTGTGTCGGCAATGGTCGGGCCGACCTCAACAGCACCAGTGGTTGCATTAAACGCAAGAACCGTTCCCTTCCTAGTGTCCTTATTGGCAAGGAAGAGGGTGGCGGATGTATCAGAGTCAGAAAGACGAAGGCCGCGATCAGCCAAGTCTTTCATGTCTGCAATCATGGCAACGACTTTATCCAGTTCGGTGTTTAGTGACGCGACTTGGAATGGGCCGGAGGTGGGGAAGTCAGTTACACGTTCAAGGGTAACATCACGAGTAATAACGACAACATCATTAAGAGTAGCACCAGTTACCAGTGTAATGCTGCCAGTCGAGCCGCTACCGCCAGTTACACTGTAATGCGTTGTCAGCGTTTGAAGAGTGTCATTGACATACACATTCAAGTCTGAGGCATCAAAGAACTCAAATGGGACTGTAAATGCAGTCTGCCCTGCCGTAGCGGTATAGGAGATACGAGGGCTGTTATCGCTAATTAAAATTGTCATGGGGGAATCCTATCATAAAGAATTTATTTAGTCCAAAAATCTCTCATATCCTCATTGAGGCCAACAAGCTTTAACAAAGGCAAAGAAGGGGTGTTGTAGTAAAATTTAGATCTACCATCTTTTGTGTAGCCATCTAGCATATCATTGGTTGCCATATACCACTCTCTCACCATCCCCGGCCCAGCACCCGCCGCGTCCCACAAAGAATCGCCTTCCTTTACGCGATAGCGACCCTTTAAAAAGTCATAGCTTTCATCATTTAAGCCATGCTCAATAGCTGCATGATTAGCAAGGTAAAATAAATCACCGTAAGCACCAAACAAACCTGAGTGGTCTGCAATCCTAGCCGCGAGTTCACCAGCAGTTTTGCTTTCAAACCACCAATCTGGCTTCTTCAGACTCAAAGAAATATAAGATAAACCAAGCAGTGCTACTGCACCCTGCAATCTGTGCTGCCTTGCGGGATCAAACATTTGCCCTGTAATCCTGTTGGTAGCAGCCAAAGTAAAGTTCATAAATTGAAACGGCATACCCAACACACCAGTTTCAATCTTTGCCATCTTTACATTTTGCGTAGATACACGAGGGTCAAAGTCTAGCTTGCCCATCGTCAAAGACTTCATCCACGGATACCACCTAACATAGGTAGCCCCATCAACTATAAGCGGTTTATCAAAGGATGTAGCGTGCATAATTGTATTTGCAACACCGCTATTCATAGCCGTGTCCCATCGCAACGCAAGATTTCTTTGCGCCTCAGTATCTGTCAGCCATTTGGAACGATTTGCATAATAAAACTTTCCGCTTGGATCAGCTTCCCAAACATCTCCCATACTTGCAATGGCGCGCGCATCGTCCTCATTGATACCATATCTTGCAAGATATTCTATGTCAGAGGCTTTTGCTTTATTTTTGGAAACGTCAATAGACATGCGAATAAGTTCAGATTGTCTAAATACGCCATCCACAATCTTTGAGTATCGTGTGACCATGCCTAAGTTATTGCCAAGAAGGGGGATGTTGTAAAAAGCATTTGTGATTGGGTTAAACACCCTCTCAACAGCATTAGGTTGGATTCCACGGATAGAGTCACCAATATAACGATCTTGCACCATGCCACGAGCAAGGCCAGTTTGATCGACAACAGTATCAATGTCTCCGGCGGCTTTTACAAACAGTGGTCGAAAATCTTTATCAATCAAAGGCGCAATAGTTTTGCCCAAGCCTCTTTCAAAAACAAGCATAGCTGTATCAACAACAGCAGATAAACCAGCACTATGAAGATAAGTAATACCAGCAGTTTCCTTGATTGCACGAGCAGCTTGGTTTGTAAGACTGTCGGGGTTTTCTATCAAACGCCCCATAACGCGCTGATAGTCACCCATAAACGCAGCCTTTACCTTGGCAATCTTTGTTTCTTTTATGCCCTTTGCCTTCATGTCAGACTCAATCTGCAACATTATGTCATTGATTGTTTTGTCGCCAAAGTTGCGAGTCCATTCAATCTTACGTCCCATACGTTCAGCATAAGTATAAAGAACAGATTCGTTTTTAATAATAAAAGGAGCAACCTCATCAATGGGAATGTCAATAGCACGATGACGTAAGTGTTTGCCGCCAGCAGGAGAAACAGCAGAGTCCAGAATGTCATCTGGGTTTTCTTCCAAGATGTTGCGAACAATTTGTTCGGCTGTTTCTCGCGGGCTGTAATCGGTAGGCTTTCTTATCCACTCGCCCGGAGCATCATTTTTTCCTTCTCTCCAGAAGTGAGTTTCTTTTGTAAGATACCGCTCAAAAGCAGCAGTCAAGCCTTCGCGCGCATCCTCGCTAGATGTTAAAAGCTTTTTGTCATAGTAAACTGGAAAAATATAATCGCTTCGAGATCCCGCGTAGTTTTGATACCCTTGGTAATACGCAACCTGCTCTTCTAAGTCTTGAACCTTTGCACGCAAACTAGCAGTTTCTTCTGGCGTAAGCTTAATGGTTTCAAAATCCACCTCTTGTTGGCGAACATTTAACTCGTCCAACTCGGCGCGTATCTTTGTAAGATGTGCATTTACATTTTTAACATTCCGCAACAAACCTACATCCTGACTGCTCTGAAGAAAGCTGTCGTAATGTTGCCGCAAAAACTCAAAGGTTTTTTTCTGGGCTGGGCTTGCATCTTGCATGATTTTAGCTCGCTTGGCAGGATTGCTTGCGCGAACATACATATCAGCAGTATCTTCAAACCACTTATCAAATTCGGTTTGCCTACCAATCATCTTTCGCTTTTGCCCAGAAGATAAGTCCACACCACTAAGCTGTGTTGTAGCTTCCTTGCCCATAACCTCTTTGTTGTATTCACGGCGAATACGCAACAACTCATTGTTTGCGCGAACTGTGTATACAGGTATGCGCTGTCTGATTGACTGTGTGCCACGACCAGCAATGTTTTGCTCCATAGCCATAGCACCATTGCCTTCCATTAACTGATAGTCACGCTTTAACCAGTTGGGAACGTCCTTATCTAGCAAGATTGTTTTGGCTGGGGTAGGGATAAGCTTGAACCAAATGCTATCCGTAAACATAGTTTTCTTTATATTGTAGCCTTCGTATGTCCGGCTCAATGCTTCTCTATTGATACGGTTTTGAAAGTCTGCTGATGACTCAGCAGCTTGGCGCGGGTCTGACTTTCTTAGGCTTTCCCTATTGATTAAAAAGTGTTTGTATTCTGTAGGGGTGTTAAAAGCGTTTTCTGGAATTAAGTCAACGCCCTCTGGCAAATCAGCTTGATCAGCCATCCACGGCTTTTCTTCAAACGTTTGCTCAATCTTTTTGGGATTAACTCTAATAGACTTGCCATCCGAAACTACAGATTCATCCATCTTTTCAGATACAACAATTTTAGTTCCATCTATTTCATCTGCCATCTCGCCACGAGCAAGGTCTCGTAACTTTCCAGCAGATCTATGAAATGACCCCTGTGTATTAAACACAGCACTACCAGCAGCACCAAGAACCGTTGAGAAAGCGGTGGCAGTCAAAAGATTAAGACCAGTTTCTCCTGTTGTATTGACAGGGTCAAATGGCGCGCGAATAGTTTCTGCCGCTGCGCCAAAAGCAAGACCGCCCTTTGCGGAGGCAAGAGCAGCTTGCCTAACAGTCATCCCCCCCTTTGCAAGCAAACCAAGTTGACCCACAATAGGAATTGCAAAACCTAAAGCTAATGGATCTGCAAGCCCGGCGACCAATGCGCCAGAAAAGAAATCAGACTCAGCAAGCACATTTCTGCGAGACCTGTTTTCATCAATAGAGTTTTTAATAAACTTAAGATGGTCTAAGTTTTTTGCTCGCGCAAAGTCAGACTCAAATCCCTCATAACCATCGGCATCCTCAAATGGATTAAAGTCTGGGTCACGATCCATTGCTCCAAAAAATATTTCTTCTTGCGTCCTAGCAATGATAGGAGAATAAGAATAACCAAATGCAGCCTTAAAACTTTCGTCAAAGGATGGTTCTTTTTCATGTCTATAAAAATTATTTGGATTAAGACTTGCGTAATATTCCGACATTACATTCCCTGTGCAATTTGCCTACCAATAATAGTCTGCTCAAAGTCTAACTCATCTCTAGCTTGAGCAGCTTCCGCCTCTTTTTGAGCCTTAGATATTTTTCTAACTTGCTTCATACGAAGTTGTGTTGCCTTGTGCTTAACCATATCAGTATCAAACACTAAATACTTACCATCTGATCGAGTTAAGAACTCACCAGTTTCAGTATTTTCTAAAAAATACATTGCTCGTTTGTGGTCTGATTTTGTTTCAATAGGAACAAGCCTTACATTTCCCTCGTCAGGTCTAATGTCTAAGTTTTCTTTCCATAAACCGTTTCGATCTATCAACTCTTTATTGATAAAGTAATCAATATAAGTATCACCAAACTCTTCTGGAGACTCCTCAATCAAAGCTGATTGATTGCTTCTCTCAAAAAACAATTCCGGTGCATATATAGAAGCCTCTTCTTCTGAAAGATACTGAGAGGGTCTTGATATTGTTTCAAAATATTCTTTTGTTGAACTTTTAACATCAGACAAACTATCGCTTAACCTTACCTGTTCTGCGACAACTGGATAAAGTCTTTCGCGGACAGTGGGGGGATAGTCATCAAGAATATTATCAGACAGTTTTTTAATTGACTGCATAAAGTTATCAGAATCTTGAAACTCTACTTCACTTCCGCCTATTGTTTTCACCTTGTCTAAAAGGTCTGGATTTGAAATGGAGGCGTTAATAACATCAATGCCCTCTTGAAGTCTGGCATTACCATAAGACGCGCGCCAGTTAGAAAGAAACCTCATTCGAGAGTATGTAACAGGGTCTAAGCCATTGTTGGTTTTTACAACGCCCCGTGTTGTGCTTCGTTCTTTTGTTCTATCAAAAAACGTAATAGCATTTTGCACAGCTACGGAGTCAGCACCAGATTTCCCAGAAACGACAGCCTCAAATAAATTTACTTGATTTGTAGAATATTGACCTTGTTCATTTGCATGTCCAATCAACTCACGAGACTCTATAGAATCGGGGTCTCCTAAAAACTCAAGGCCAGTAAGTTGTGCTTCCCTAAATATCTTATCACTATCTTCTGGCGTTGAGACACCAAGTTGAAAACGCATTGCAGCATTTTGGTCTTCTCTTATTTTAGTTTCTTCCGAAGCAATTTTTCCAGAAAGCTCAGACAAATTACTTGAAATTTTATTCCAAGTTTCCGTATCAGCAGCTTGCATTTCTTTTAACTGTGGGAATTTTTTTAAACTTTCCTCACTCCAGCCAAGAAGTCTTGCTTCAGAAGATAACTTTTTTAAATCTCTACTGTTTGCTGCATTAGCTTTTACAGCATAATTTATAATCGCAGCGGATTCGTTTTGAATAAACTCGCGGTCAACAGATGCGTAAGTATCTGGGGATACGCCAGAGGATTTAAATCTCTCAAGCGCATGCAAGCCCAACTCACGCCCTTCGGAAATGCCCCCATTAGAAATAAGGGTATTAACCCCCCTAGCAGCATCTTGTATAAAAGTCCTTGCATTAGATTCCGCCAAGTCATTAGCAGCTTGAACTTTTTTTAGTCGTAAGTTGTTGTATGTGTCACTGCCATATTGGGCTGAAAGGTTTTTGTAATCCTCTAAAAACAACGAGGCATTTGAGCCTGCAATAAGTGCTTCTTTTTCAGAACTATAACTGCTCCAAAGTTCTTTGAAAATCTCTGGGTCGCCCTTTGATTCAAGGCTTAAGTCAACAGCAGCGTTCTTTAAGTTAATTGTTTCTTTTATTTCATACTGCGCTGCCATTTGTTTTAAAGCAGCACTTGTCCCTGCTCCACCCATTAAGAGTTGATTGGGAAGTTCTTTAACAGTAATTTCTCCAGTTTCAGAGTCGCGCGTTACAGCTTCTTTTCCATACTCTTCCCCAGCAGACTGAGAAAGAGCGGCTGCAACACGAAAGCCTGCATCTGAAACTGTTTTATAAAAATCGCCTTTTGCTGCTGCTGCTCTGTCAGAACCAGTTCTAACATTTACAACACCAATTCTAGGTGTTTTGTAAGATTGTCCTGCAACAGGTCTTTTTAACTCAGCCATAACTTACGTCTTTCTATAGTAGTCAGCTGCTCGTAAAGCAGTATCAAGCAAACTTGCTCGCGCTTCAGATTTATACGCCGCCGCCGCAGACGCGCCTGATCGCCTAACCGCCTCAGCCTCTCTTTTTATGGACTCACGCTCACGATCAACGCCAGCACGAAGACGGTCAATATTTCTGCCGTATTTTTCACGCCCGGCTTTTCTGATTGCTTCTAAGCTTCTGTCTGTTCGTCCTGCATATGCAGCTGCCGCAACATTGTAACTTTCCATTTCCTGCAACTGTTCCTGCATATCAAGATGCTCTTGTCCAGCACGCTCTTCCATCATGCCTATTTGCAAAAGTATTTCATTAGCTTGACGCGCAGCTTCCTGCCTTGCGCGCCTTGCGGCCTTGCGCTTGCTACGGCTTCCCATAATCCCACTAGCTATAGAAAGCCCTGCTGAAATTGCTTGCACGTAAGCCATTAGAACGTCACCTCAATAACCATACCATTTAGTTGTAAATCAAAAGGAACAGACTGACTAACTGTAACAGACGGGTCTTTTGAAATACCAATTAACCTAAACTCTTTTCTACCAGTAAACTTAGACCTATCCAAAGAGAAATCATCGTTTACATTCCTGATAATCATATCCTTACTATTGACCGATGCAGACAAGGTATCCTGCAAATCAAGAGTAACCATATCAATCTTGCGCGGCGCAGCAGTCATCGGGCCACCACCCATCAACGCATCAATAGGCATTGTCTGTAGGATGGGGGTGAATTGATAGCCAATGTAAGCTGTTGTAATTTCTTTAACGCTAGATACATCAACCTCCCCAGAGGCCACAGTAAACTCGCCAATGTAATCTGTGCCGCTAACCACGCGAACCACAGCACCATCAGAGAACTGGCTGCTAACGTCAAACACACCAGCGGTGCCAGTGAACTCATCGCAGTAATCCATCGGCATCTCTTCGTTAAACTTTTCAAGGTAGTAACGATTAGTGCCATCGCCTTGATCCCGAACAGCAATGCAATAGACATTGCGGTCAACCGCGCAAACACTGTGAAACTTGCCCGGTGTATCCCACAGCATCCACCCAGCGCGTTGATCGCCACGAGAGGAGTAGAAGACAGACATAGTGCCATCATTGTTAATCAGGAAGCAGTATGACTCAGCCCGGTCAAAGCCACCCTTAATACTTGCAGACTGGATGGGAGAACGCATCAGATGGGTAGCGGTCACAGACACATTCTCTGTGTTGTAAGCTTGCTCTACCTCACTATACACATAAGACCCCAGCATCTTGCCAGAGGCTTGCGTATAGAGGGTTGCACCATCAAAGGGCTGTGGTCGCATATAGGACGATCCGTAGGGTGTTTGACGCTTGATTATGGCGTTTGCAGGGGTAACAGGCCTATCAGTGAAAGCAGGAATGAATGACTCAGCAGAAGCAGAGAATATCTGTAGGTCACGATTAACCACAAGATGACGGATATGAGAGAACTCACCAAAGTTAGAGTTAAGATCAATGGCATCACTATCCGTCCCCTCGCCTATGTCGAAGTTAAAGAAGTTGGCAGACTTGGAAGCCCAGACATGACCGGGCTGTGCTGTCGTGCCAGCAAACCACAGCCGACCTTCGTGGAATGTTACGGCAGCAGGGTAGCCGCGAACAGCAGAGTAAGACTGCTCATACCACTCTGGGGTAGCAGCAGCAGTTGAAATCTCAACAGAGCCACCACCAATAGCAGAAGAAGAGGCGTTAGAACCAGCGGTGTATTCAAAAGTATTAAGATCAATAACCTTGCTTACTGTTTTTGTTCCCTCCATGTGAGAGGCGTTAAGACCTCCCAAAGCCCCCACGCGATCAATAACAAAGCTGTCAGCAACACCCATGCCGTGAAGAGGCATAGTAACTTGAACAGCACTAGTGCCAGCAAACACCTCAATAGAATCTGGCGCAAGGCGACGAAGTATTGTGCCAGTAATGTCCACCCTAACTTGAGTTGCGCTAACATATGTTTTTATCTCACAAGGCGTGTTACCAATCAGCAGATATGAACCAACGTGACTTGATACAAAGTAACTACTGCTTGCAGTTACAAGAACATTCGTGCCGGACGTAGCCGCAGGGTCTAGTGTAACACCACCTTTTTGAAATTTGTAGTAGGGGTGTGTTGGAGAATCATCATTACCATTGTCCTCAAACTCAAATACCTCAGAGACAAAGGTCTTCAACCCAGTCCGGCGAATAAGGCGAGGGGGGAATGTTTCATGGCAGATAATTGTTACATCGCCAGAGGAGGCCATTGTAATTTCTTTTAGCTTTGCCGTTGTCCACGGGCAACTGCTAGAGCCAGACAAGCTAACGGGCGTGGTATCAACCTCACCAGTAGTCGGGTTAATAAAGAAAATATCGAGGGCGTTGTTCTTAAAACAAAAGATATACTGCTCGTCATCCGAAAAGATAAACGGCTCAATGCGAATCTCTAACTCGTTTGCAGGAGTTACAGTATCGCTAAACTGATAGATGAACTCACCACCAGCGCGTTTCTTTACACCACCCTCATTGATGATAATAAAGTTACGCACCTTCTGCGCGCCAGCCTGATACACAGCAGCATCCACACGAGATGTAAAGGATGGGCTAAGTTCGCCAAACTGAAAGCTGTGAAGCGGAATCTTAATCTTCGCCATTATGACAGCCTTTCAGTGATAAACCTCGAAGTCGTAAGTTTGCGTGTCGTGTTCTGCTGGCTGTCAAGGTTACGGGCTTTTGCCATAAGGTTGTTTGCCTTGATTTCCATAATCTGTGTCAGACCCTCGTTCCGAGCAATAGAACTTGCAAAGATGGCAGCAAGGGAATACTCGACAGCAAGTGTAAAGTAGGAAGGCCAATCAGACTCATCTGCACGATAGATGTAATCAGCAATAACCTGATCTTGGTCTGAGGTGTTGGTAAATACCTTGTCGCCGTAGATTGTATGGTTCGTATTGTTATCATTTACAGTAACGGCATTAAGCATCAAAAGGTTAGATGGAAGCTGATAGGCCGCATCAAAGCGTCCAGTCGGCTCATCTGATAAACGACTAAGCTGCGCTTGCTCAGTAGCAAAACGCCAGCGTGTGTTGCAGAGACTAGCTTGCGCTACGTCTTCATACATATTAACAGCGACCAGTGCCTCTGTTGTATTGTCTTCAAACGAAGTAATAGGCTCTGCCCCAATAAGGATCAAAGCCCGTGAACAAATGTCGATAGCACTGTTAGCTACTGTGGATGTCATACTTACCTCGTCAAGAAAGGGGGGAGCAGCAGTTTCCCACCGCTCCCCTACCAGACTTAGTTGTTGTCCAGAACCTCGTAGATGCCGTTATCGTCGATACCGATAGCACCCATGCTCATGTGAGCAGTGACCAAGTGAGCCACTTTCTGCGGCACATAGTTCACTTCGGTTTGAACATCAGAACCAACACCCAGACCAATAGCAGAGCTATGGTAGGCAAAGTTCTTACCGCCAGCAACAGCAGACGTTGAGAAGATCTTGAAGCCCAAGAACTCTTTCATTGTCATGCCGCCAGCAAACGGGAGGTTTTGGTCGCCAACAAAATCGCTAGATGCGAACTCGTTGATGCTGAACAGGTCAGCGTAACCAGCAGGAGACATTGCAAGATAGCGGTTGCCATCTTCCGGAATGTCAGCAGAACCCATTGTTTCAAACAGGGTCAGCAAGTCGCCTTTAACCAGCGCGCCAGAAGTGTCAGCAATCTGAGTGCTGTTTGCGCCAGCGTCGAGAGCAGCAACAATCAACTCGTCAGTCTTACGACCCAGAGCATAAGCAGCCGACTGAGCAACAGCTTGACGCTCGTCAATGTTGGTTTTCAGTTCGTCCAGCTTGTCGATATACTCAGGTGCGTAGTGATCGGTCAGCGTTGCTGATACGTTGGTGTGTGCGACTTCCATGCCAGTAACATCGCCGTTACGAGACTTGGTGTTAGCAGCACCTTTACCAATTTTTTGAAATTTAACAGTAGAACCCGTTACGCCATTAACCTGACGGACAGTGTTACGGAGTTTAGACCCCATACGCTGATACGCCAAATGAACATCAGATTCAAACTGCGTGATGAAGGCTTGATCAATAGTATTAGCCATTTTCATTCTCCAGTTTAGAAGTTTCAGTTACAATGTCAGGAATGGTTGTCCGTGCGTTGCGTCATCTAGTTATCCGTTTCCGGGCTATCCGCGTATCATCGGGCCTCTAACAAAAGAATAATGCCCGAAACAATGTATTTTAGCAATATAAAAAACACCGCCCCAATCGAAAGAGGGACGGTGTTTAGGAGGGGTCTCGTGTATTACTTATTTATAGAGTTTAGAAAAGCCTTCGTCAACCTGCTTGACAAAAGCTGCATCGCGCCGAGTGTTATCCCAGTAACGCGGGTCTTTCATCATAGACTCCAACTCAGCCTTGTCGAGAACTGTCGGAGCAGTAATATCGCCACTAACAGAAGTGTCAGACATTGCACCCATGAAATGCTCAAGGAGTTCAATACCCTCAGCAGTTTCACCAAGACGCATAATCTCATCGTTCAATTCAGCGGGGACATTCTTTTGCGACCACAGTGCCACAGCCTCAATACGAGCCTCGGCGTTGTCACCCAGCTTGGCTGACTCAGCGTCAAGGTCGGGCTGGTCGGGCATCATACGAGCCAGACCCTCCTCAAACTCATCCTGAGAGAAGCCGTTCTCCCAAGCAAAGTTTGCCCACCAATCTACGTCAGGATCATCCGCTAGTTCATCAGCCCCCTCTGGAAGGGTGTAGTCACCAGATGAATCAGGGCGATTAGCAAAAGCCTCTTGCTCAATCTCACCCATAATAGACTCGCGCAACTCATCTTGCCCCTTACCTAGCTTGCTTTCTAGGGAGGAATAAGAAGTTACCAAATCTTCTGGCGACTTAAATTTTTCAGGAAGCCACTCAGGGCGGCTGTCTGCTACCTCAGTTGTTACGGCTTCAGGTGCTTCGGCTTGCGCTTCCACATTATCTGTTGCTTCACTCATTTGCTTTCTACCTTTTCTGCATGGTTAATGCGCCGTTCAATTAGCGCGACTATAAAGCGTTGACCCTCCAAGTGACGGAGTTCGCCATCGCTAATGCCTCCGCCAGCTACCGCATCCAATGTAATAGAGCGGAGATAACGAAGAACCTCTTTACCTGCGGGAGTTCCCAGCAAGGCTTTAATATCCATAGAAATCTTTTCGTCCTCTTTTTGTGGTCGAGGAAAACCATCTACTCCAATATGTGACATCTATACCACACCACCGCCTTGTTGCTGCGCTTGCATCTGCGCTATCATTTGTTGCATCTGTTGAATCTGTTCACGCTCGGCTTCGTCTCTGATTAGGTTATCAGGAACGCCAAACTTCTTAGCCAAGTAAACCGCTGTCTCTTCTGAGTCGATAAGCAAGTTGACCATCTCCGGCCCGAAGTTTGCACCAACTACCTCAAGGAATCTCGCAACAGTTGTGATGTCCTGATTAGACTGGGCTTGCGCCAAGGGAGATACACTCCGAATTTTTACTTCACGACCATTAACTGTTGGGAGATCAATGCGACCCTGCTTACGCAGAATGTAAACTACACGTTGCAGAATGGGCTGAACCATCTCTGCTTGCAAGCGACCAAAGGCAGAACCAATACGGCGGCTCAAGTCAGCCATGCGTTCTGCAATTTCGGTAGCCGTGGCGGGTGTCCGGTTCGGATCACCGAGCATATCATTATACAATGCGCGCTTAATGTTCATCCGCATGTCGTTAAGAACAAGATTGGCAACATCAAAGCTTCCG